TTTTCAGTGGTGTGGCCAGGCCGATATCAAGCATCGAGTCTTTGATGATTCTGGCGACGCTGTCGCGATATGCCTGCCCTTCCGCGCTGATGTGTGTGCGCCCGCGATTGTGTCGGTAGTAGCGGTTGTTGCTTGGCGGCCAGGGTAATGAAATGCGATATTGGTTCATGCTTTTATCAACCCCTCTTTCATCCAGATAACCTGCGTTCGGGCCATTCCCTCCAGCGCGCACTCCTTCGCATACTCCGCATCTACCAGGCGCGTGCGGCGGTCTATTTCATCGTGACAGGATGAACAGGCGATAGCGGCGATCAGATCAGGCGGCTTAATCCCCGTCCCGCACAATCCAGCAATGCGGATATGGGCCAATACCGTGGTTTCAGGGTTGCCGTTGCAGACACCCGGGATACGAACCTGACATTCGCGGCCGCGCGCCGCTTTGCGAAGATTAGCCATGCTTACCCCCAAATCCGTTGACGAAGTGATCGCGGCGTATACTCCGGTCGAGCACAAACCGGCAGCCTGGCGCTGACCGTCCAGCTCAGATAATCCGGGTTAAGGCTTTTCTCGGTGACGATGCCACGCGCCTGATATCTGGACACCAACTGTTCTGCCTGCTCCGCAGTGCATTCGGGATGCTGAAACCATGAGTATTTCATCAACATCACCCCGCAAAGCTCAGCAGCTGACTGGCGGCATTTTCAGCCTCAGCCGGCGAGTGGAATTTGCGACGCAGAATGTAGTTCCAGAGCACATTCAGCACTGATTTGTAGACGCCGTTGAACTGGCTGTCGTCCATGCTGGCGAAGGAGATCGACTTTGCGACACGACGACGGCTGCCGTCAGGCATCTGGTATTCGTCATAAAAGCCAGCCTGAATGGTTGCCCACTCGCGGAATGATTCGAAGTGTTTCAGCAGCGCCATATCTCGGGAGCGAGAAATACCGACAGAGGATAGATACATCTCCGCGGCGTTCTGGAGCGCAGCGCGCTGATCGAGATCGGATGAAAGGAAGTCGATAAACCCGGATATGAGGGTACGCTCCGCGGGCTCAATGAGACCACCGGAAGGTGTCCAGTAGTGATACCCGAGAGTCAGAAGCTTGAAGAACTTTTTGTGGAATGCGTAATTCCGGGGCTTGCGGAACTCACCGCAAAGCAGCTGCCCTACGGGGATAAGTTGCAGGTATTCGCTGGTTCCCGGCTCTGCGGGAATCAGTACGTTTTGATAACTCTTCTCAAATTGCAGTGTTTGCGCCATGTGTCCCCACTTGGCGCCGGGGTAAAGTTGTCAGTTGTCCAGACTGACGAGGTAATTATCGCCCTTCCCGGGGATAAAAGCAAAATGAGCATATACGAGAAAAACCCCTCCGGAGAGGGGTTTGATTTCAGCTGGAGGCTTTGCGTTCTGCGGGGGATTTAGGCATCACCAACCTCCTGCGGGGCGGCTGGCAGCGGCATCCAGTGCGACGGCTCCCAATAGCAACCAAAACCATGCTCAAAATTATGTCTACCGTATACAGCAATCCTTACATCCGAGTCGCCACCTTCATGCGCTTTAGGCCTGTACACAAGCACCGCCTGCCCTTTTTCAGGTATCCGCTCGCTTACTGGAATCCATTTACCCGGCACGGTAGCGAGTTCACTGCCGGGTGACTGCGGGGCGGCTGCGAGCATGGAGGCGCGGCAGGTCTTGCGAGCCATTTCCCATGGAGAAAGCCCGTACTTTCGCTCAAAATCATCGGAGGCTTTTGCTATGTGCCTGATCCATCGCTGTGCATCGCCGTAATTACCATCCCTATAATCCGATAGCATGCATTGCACTAATCGAAGGTACTCCTTCAGCAATTCATCCGGCACTACCGGCGCTGACTGCGCGTGGCGATAGAGCGGTTGTACATTCTCAAATTCAGCCATCCAGTAATGGCCTACCTTTTGGCTTACAGTTATCGCTGGTATGCCAATGTCGTTATTGTTGTGCATCCACGCCACAGGCTCGCATGACTCCTGCGCCAGACCAGCATTCCATTCCCGCAATTCTTCGGTATAGCGCTGCGCCTTCTCCAGCGCCTCTACCAGCTCCTTTAGGTCTCTGGTTTTAATATTCATCTGAGGACTGAAATTGCTTACCGCGCGATGGACCTCAAGTTTCAACCTATGCGCCAGTTCGGTGATATCAGTTGTCATACTGCACCTCCAAAAATCCATTGATTGCCAGCGTGAGCCTGAAACTTGCACGACGTATCTGGCAGCCGTAATTCCTCTACCGCCTCACCTGTTTCTACGTAGTAATAATCGCTATCTGTAACGTTGTTGATGAATAGCGCCTCTTGCTCACGTTCTGACATTCCGCCTATTATTTTCATCAGCTTCTTGGCTACCGGGCGGTAATCTGGTTCTACGCCAGCCAGTTTTGCCGCAGCATAGTTATGATGCCCGTCCATCAGAATGGTGTATTGAACCCCGCGCAGAACAACGGGATGTACATTGACGATGAAGCGTTTAAACCGGGTCGCTCTCTCGTTAACAATGCTCATATTGAGATAGCGCTGACTGCTAATAAGCTGGCCTTTGATGATGCTCATTTGTCGGCCCCCTCGCGCAGTTGCTTGGCGAAGTCGTCAGCAGCAAGTGCAACCCCTTTTGCTAAAGCGTCAAAAAACTGGTCATCACCAGGAATTCGAAGTTTTGCCGCGAACTCATCCACCCCATCAGCCTTAATCCCGGCTACGATGCGATCGGTGGCGGGGGTTTTTAGCCCATCGCGCAGTTTTACGTATGCGCTCAGCATGGCCAACTCAGGCACGTCGTCAGCTTTCGAATGATAAGTATCAAGCGCTTCCATCATCAGCTTACTGAACGGTGCCGGCGCTGATTTTTTCAGCGCCACATTCTCCGCAGCCAGATGCTGGTATGCTTTCGCCAGCTTCAGGAACTTCTGCTCTCTGATCGACAGCTCGCCTGCGCTCTCCAGGGAGGCGATGAGCTCGTTTACTGCCTGTAATGTGATAGTCATGCTGATGTTCTCCCGTAAACAGCCAGTACCCGCTTCATCGCCGCACTGTTACGGCGCTCCTGAAATATTCCGTTAGTGCAGCTGCGCGCGGTACCATCCTGCTCTTCCGGTGTCGCCAGGCGATAAGTCACCGTTCGCCAGACCTTGCTCACCCGGACAATCTTGCGGGCCCGCTCCAGATCGAGCGCATTATTCGTGATGCAGTTGATGGTCATGCCGCACTCTGTGGCCACATCCTTCGCGGTAAAGGTCCTGTGCGTTTCGAGATAACGCAGAATTGCCTGTTTGCCTTTCATCGTCTTAGCACTCATAGTCAGCCTCCTGTTGCATCTGGCCGCTGTAGGTGAAATCTACCGGGTCCAGGCCTGAGTAGCGGCTGCTGAAGTGGTAGGTCTTTTCTGCCCCCGGCGCATGGCGGGACTTCACACAGATGATTTCGGTGATGCCTTTCAGTTCGGTGTTTTCGTTGTACTTCTCATCCCGATACACCATGAAGATCACATCTGCCTCCTGCTCAATAACGCCAGACTCTCGCAGGTCTGCCGCAACGGGACGCTTATTAGCGCGCTGCTCCAGGTTTCGGTTCAACTGGGCCAGAGCGATGACCGGGCAACGCAATTCTTTCGCCAGGTTCTTCAGACCAGTGGCGATCTCCCCTACGCTGCGGTTCATGTTCTCCGGGTCTGACATCCGCATTTTCTGAAGATAATCGACGATTACCACGCCCAGTCCGCCCAACTTCTTGCTCATACGCCGCGCTTCCGCACGCACCTGGTGAACGCTTAGGGATGGCTTGTCATTGATGTAGATTGGAGAGTCGATGAACTCCTTCATGCAGTGACTAACCTTCCCCCATGCCTCGTCCATTTTCCCGCTAACCTTGCTCAGCAGATCTTCTTTGCTTACCCGCGCCCGGTGGAAAGCGACTCGCTCCGAGATTTGTTCCACTGGCATTTCGAGACTGAAGAACAGCACCGGCTTTTTGTTTTTCAGGCCTACGGTTTCTGTCACTGTGGTGCTAAACATGGTTTTCCCCATACCAGGACGTCCGCCAACGACGATAAAATCGGTGTTGTTGAACCCGCCGAATGCGCTGTCGATGGTCGCCATGCCCAGCTCGGTTTTGTGCTTCCAGATATCGCCACTGATAATCGACTGGATAGTCTCAAGAGACATGTCGATCCCGGTGGTGATGTGTTCAGTTCCGTAGTCAGCGCTGTGCTCAATTCCAGAGATGTCGGCCTGAATGTTGCCAATGATGTCAGCAATACCCTCGGTAGTTGGTTCGGACAGCTTCTGGATCCCGACCTGTAACGCCAGGGTCATACGGCGACCAAGGTACATTTCACGAAGCTTTTCGCAGTAGGCTGCAAGGTTTGCGAAAGACGGAGTGTTTTTACTGCATTCAGCCAGGTAAGCGAACCCACCCGCACTCTCAAGAACCCCGAGTTGTTCAAGATCGCTGGTCAGCGTAAGCAGGTCTATCTTCGAACCGGATTCGTTGAGTCGCTTATATGACCGCAGAGCCACTTTATGGGGCGTTGCTGTGAAGTGGTCCTCAGTCAGCCCCTCAATCGCATCGGTAGCCATGTCGGCGCCATCTGCGCGACCTGCTGCAAGCATTATTCCGCCAATGACGGCCTGCTCAACGTATAAATCAATAAAACGGCTCATGCTTTGACTCCCTTGCGCTCACGGTGCTCGTTGATGGCCTGCTCGTAGACAGATCCCCAGTTCTTCGGATTCAGTATCCAGTCGAGAGTCAGCCATGGCTGATCGCCTCTGGTGCCGAACAGGGAAGACTTGCTAATCAGCTCGAAGGCCATGCCCATGTGCTTCAGTTCTCGCCAGTTGCCCTGGGTGGTTTTGCCGTTCCACACAGCTTCCAGGTCTCGATAGGCCGGACGGCGGCGGTTCCACTCATGCAGTGAAACGGCCTTTGAAGGGAATTTTTCATTCCAGAGCTTGATGATCTCTTCGTGCGGGCAGGCTTTCGGGTTGCTTCCATGACCATCTGCCCATATCAGCGCGTCTGACAGGTATCCATCAAAGCGGGTCATACGGCACAGGTTCTCTGGCTTGAAGCTGTGCCCCCAGTTCACATGGGCCCAGCGGATAACCAGTTTCAGCTCTTCAGCGGTGTAGCACTGGTCTTTGCTCTTCACCGTGGAGAGAGCTTTCTCAAAAGGTACCAGCGAAGCACAACGACTACCCGTTAGCTCGTTGAAGTAATCCATCACTTCCTGAGCGAGTGAGTTTTCCCCCTTGGGGGATTTAGGGGGATCTTTTCTTTCTTTCTTTTGAATAGTTTCTTTTGTGTTTAGCTGAGTTGGCTTATGGGTATTAGCTGACTTGGCTAATGTTTCATTAGCTGTTTCGGCTAATGATTTGCCATTTTGGCTAATGCTGAAATTCCAGTCAGAAATCACCTTATTCACCCCGATCGCCAGGCCGTTGGTAACAATGATGTTCATCGCAATCATCTCGTTCTTGGCCTTGCAGACATGCGTATGGTGAATACCGGTCATCCCTGATATCTGTGTATTGGTAATGCGGTCAAACTTTTTCCCGAACCCGTAGGTTTTGCGGATCACCGCCAGAACGACCTTCAGCTGGCGAGCCGTTAAATCAGCAGCCATAACCGCTTCCAGCAGCTCGTTAGCGATGCGGGTATACCCATCATCGATATCTGCCACCTGACGCTCCACGACCGATACAGACGGTCTGAAAGGTATTACTTTTGCGAGATTACTCACGGCATTCCTCCTTCCGTTTCAGCTCTTCCAGGATGGCGCGCATTTTCATGCCAACCACCGGGTTAACCGAGCGAATGAAGCGGTCACGAGTAACATTTTTGTGTGTTTGTGCCTGGTAAAATCTGTTGCTCTTAGGCATAATTACTCCTGTGAATTTGTTCAGTTAATTCGCGTAGAAAGCCGTTAGTGTTCGCGCACTGCGGCTTTCGCCTTTTACGCACTTCATCACTCCCACCCAAGCGGACCAGGACGGCACCGCTCCGCACGTAAACCGATATCTGCCAACGTCTCTACCGATTGCAGGTAGTGACGAGAAACCACAACCGCCTCTGGCGGAACAACCTGCAGGCCTAACGCTGATATTTCCTTCGCCATCTCGGCGTAATACCCCTCGCTCTTGCGGCGACTAATCGTTGATTCGCTGACCCCTCGCATTTCTGCAAAAACCTTTTGTCCAATGGATAAAAGCCTGTTTAACAAAATGCCTTCAATCTCAATTGGGTTGAGGATTGGCGGCTCTAACTTTCGGGCTATTGCGTTCTCCATCTGTGATACTTCCTCTGGTGTTGTTTGGAATGGCTGAATTACTCAGTCAGAACCCGCTGACTGCTCAATTCAGCTTTGTTTAATCAGGATTTCTGTTATGTGGGAAAGGCTTGATCTCTTCAGCCTTAATTTTTCCATCAGGCAGGGTGTTAACGAAAATCTTCCGTCCTACCCGGATAGCTTTACTAATTGCGGTCTGGTGAACGCCGATGGCATCAGCAGCTCTTGCCTGTCCAACTTCGTCAACGTATTCAGCTAAAGAAATTTTCATGTGGTTAGCTCCTATCAACTCACGAGCAAACAATACCACAAGTATTAAACATTGCAATACCGCGAGTATTTTTAAAATAAGAGCATTGGTATTACTATTTGAAAATGGAAAAGAAAAAGACACTGACATCGGCTCAGATCGCTGACGCAGAAAGGCTGAAAGCCCTCTATGAAGCCAAGAAAAAAGAGCTTGGGATAACACAGCAATCAATAGCTGACATGCTAGACATATCTCAGGGTGGCGTTGGGCATTACTTGAATGGCAGGAATGCCCTTAATGCTGCCGTGGCTGCTGTTTTTGCCAGAGCCCTCCAGGTGGATGTCTCTGATTTTAGCCCCAGCCTTGCGAAAGAAATATCTGCAATGAGTGCTGCCGCTACATCGAATGCCAAGTATGTAGGCCAGTACACCCCAGGCATTAAATACCCTGTATTAAGCAAGATTCAGGCTGGGCATTGGTCGGAAGCGTGCGAGCCGTATGCACTTAAAGATATCGATCTATGGCTCGAATCAGACGCTCACATTCAGGGGGATGCGTTCTGGTTGTTGGTCGAGGGGGAATCCATGACTGCCCCGGTCGGGCTCAGCATACCAGAGGGTACATATGTTCTTTTTGATACCGGAAGGGAGCCGGTCAACGGAAGCCTCGTTATTGCAAAACTCTCGGAATCAAACGATGCGACATTCAAAAAACTGATCATTGATGGTGACCAGAAGTACCTGAAGGGCTTAAACCCTCAATGGCCATTGGTTCCCATCAACGGAAACTGTCGAATCATTGGTGTGGCAGTAGAAACTAAGTTAAGGCTTGTGTGATCGGCAGCATGCCACAGACGTACAGGAAGCATGGTTAGTCATGCCTGTGGACTGATGAGATGTTTGGGTGATTTTTTCCGTCACATATTATTTATATTTTAGGCATAAGGACCGAGTTTAATTATGGCTATATCAAAAGAAATGAGAAAGCTTATAAATAAGTGGAAAACTGGAACTTCTTGGCCTAAACGTCTTGAGTGGCTTGAAATAAAGGGAATAAGGGGCTGGTCAGGACAAAGAGTTGACATCCAGTTTCCTATAGTAGCTTTAGTAGGTGAGAATGGTTCTGGAAAGAGCACTGTTCTTCAGTGTGCTGCATCTGTCTACAAAGATAAAAAGAAAAGGTTCGCTTCTTTTTATTTTCCAGATACGCCATTCGAAAAAATCCAAAGCGCTTATATACGATATTCTTATCGCGAAGGTAATAATTCAGTAGTAAAATCGATTAGAAAACCAACAAATCGCTGGATAGGAAATCCTGAGCGACCTGATCGAAGAGTCGAGTATGTTGATTTAAGTAGGCTTCAGCCTGTTAATGCACGACTTGGTTACTTAAAATTACTTAAGGGAGGTTCGACAGAGCAGGCTCATGAAGCTTTTGATAATGAGCGCTTGGAGAGGCTGCGTAATATCATTGGGAAAAGCTATACAGCAGCAGGGTTGTCCACAACAACCATAGATGCTAAACGTCCTGTAACTGTTATTTCAAATGAAGGAGCTAGGTATTCTGGATTTCACCAAGGAGCTGGCGAGATTACCGCAACAGAGTTAATTGCCGTAGATTATCCTAAATACGGATTAATTCTTATTGATGAAATTGAGACTTCATTACACCCAAGAGCCCAAAGAAGATTAATGCGCGATTTAGCAAACTTAGCTAGGGAAAGAGAGTTACAGATTCTCATTACGACCCATTCACCATACATACTTTCTGAATTACCACCTGAAGCAAGGATTTACCTCATGAATGGAATTGAGGGAAAGACTGCGGTCAGTGGTGTAAGCCCTGAGTTTGCAATGACTAAGATGGATGAAGAAAACCATCCTGAATGTGATTTATATGTCGAAGATGTAATAGCCAAAACGCTCGTTTCTGAAGTAATAGCAAGTTCCAAAGAAAGAGAGCTTTTATCGCGAGTGATGATCATCCCATTTGGCACTGCTAGCGTTGGAATGGCTTTAGGACAAATGGCGCATAACAAGAGATTTCCTAGGTCTACGGTTGTTTATCTTGATGGCGACCAATCCCCTGCGGTCGGATGCACTATTTTACCAGGAGATGACGCACCTGAAGTAGTTGTATTCAACGCATTACAGGAAAAAGGTTGGCCTAATGTTTCAGAGAAAATTGGCCGCGAGCCAGCAGAAACAATTGATGCATTAAACTCTTCAATGAGCAATGCTGATCACCATGGATGGCCAAGGGCAGCAGCAAATTCTTTAAACGTAGGTTCTGAAATACTATGGCATGCCATGTGTTCGTCTTGGGCTAAAAATTGTATGAGTGAAGATGATCTCGATGCTGTGCTTCAACCGATTGTAGATGCACTGGAAACGGAGCGTTAATCCCCCCGCTCCCAACCGTCTAGCGAGCGGTATTTTTAACTCATCAACCCGGCCACCGCGCCGGGTTTTTATTGCCCTACTCTTCCCTCTGCATCAGCACGTCCAGTGCCAGCCCCACAGCCAGATCTGCCTGGCCACCCTGCCACAACACCTGAATCATCTCTATCAGCGCCTCTCTTGATGGCTCGTGCTTCTCAACCAGCAGCTGCATAACCGCTATCCCGATGACCTGCGCTATCTGTGGGGGCATCTCTGCGAAAAACTCATCCTCATTCGACATGGTGCTACCCTCTTTGGCGTTTTTTTGAGCTTACCAGCACTCTTTACAAAAATAAATCAACTTCAAAATCATACCTTTATTATTTTTATTAAATATTATAATACTAGCGGTATTGATATAAAATAATACCCGTAGTATTATCAATCCATCCAAACAACACCGGCAACGCCGGGGTGAAGTCAAAGCGTCCCGTTAGCCGCGATAAGGCAAAGGTGAAGAGATGATCCGCGAAGAAGACAAGCCTGCATGGCGTAATTTTTGGTTAAAGGTCGTTCCGTTTTTGGTTGCTGTTCTCGCAGTTAGCTATCCGTGCTGGGGTTGAAAATGAGCAAACAAGGCATTCGTTCACTGATTTACTGCCTGCTGATCTGCGGCGTTATCTCGACAGCGTTGATTATCAAAATTCTGCACGCTACGGGGGTGTTCAATGGTTAGTCATCATTACGGGACACAGACCGTTAACCGCGGCGCCGTTCTCCCAGGGATGCTCGTTAAGCATCGGGAAAGTACCTGGACAGCATCAGCAAATAAACGCGGCCGCCTCTACCTGCATCGCGGGATTGAGCGGACTTACACAACCGACTTGCTGGTTGAAGTTTATCTGAGCGGGTTGGGACAAGGTCTCAGCCGGTAATCGAAACGAATAATTTAACTGAGCTATCAGGCAGCCATTACGGTGCCGGGATTCTTACAACCAAATTTCAGGAGCGAGCTATGAACGCATACCGCGCATACGACGCTATCGAAGAACGGAAATGGGCTGAACAAACGCTGGACGAAGAGAAGG